ATCAATCGTGCTATTGGTAATTGTTGCGCCTGTAATCGTGCCACTAACAGGAACAGTAAATGGCTTTCCTTGCCCAATAAATGTCTGAAAATTGCCTTGAAGGTCAAAATATGCCTGAACAGGCAGGATATTTTGGTCAACGGTTGAGCTAGGATTAGCCATTTTTATTCCTTATGCTGGAGTTATTGCTGAACCACCACTTGCAGGATACCAAGCAGAAATAGCAGTTGCACCATTAGCTACATAAACTAAATTAGTGTCTGAGGTGTAAACAATAGTTCCTTGAACTTTTCCTGTTGTATTAATAGCATTAGTTTTACTTCCTAAATTAGTAGCTGTAGTAACCACTAAAGACAAAACAGGCGCATTAATAGTAGAGGTATTGATAGTAGAACTAGAAATAGTTGCTCCAGTAATAACATCACTTGTTAAAGGTGGCGAAAAATACTGTCCACCAGGGCCAACAAGACCTAAACAATTTCCATTAACATCAAATTGAGCTTGAACAGGAACATTTTGGACGGTAACTGTTGATGCTACTTGATTAAAGTTTCCCATTAGCTTAATCCTTCCCCTGGAGTGATTTCAACAGATGCTGCGCTTGCAATAAACCAAGCATTAGGAGGAATACCAGCAAAAACACCAACTCCGTTGGCAGGAATAGCCAAAGTATTAGCAGAAGGTGCGCCTGCTGAAGGAGCTGTAACGACAGGAGTTACAGTTGCATCATTAGGTTCTTGAGGTTGCCAGCTAACTCGGATAATGCTAGAAGTCAGGTTTACCATGCGATAACCTGAAGGATAAAAGTTATTACTAGACTTCACTTGAACAGCAGAAGTGCCTACTAAGTAGGTCGGCCCAAATGGGGTAAATGCGGAATTATACATTTTGAGTTCCTTGTAAAAAGGTCAATTCATTATAAGTAAATATAGAAAAAAAGCCACACTTTTTGGGCATGGCTTTTTTCTTATTTCTTGATGCTTTTAGCTTAAATCATAACCATAAACATATACATCAACAGTAGCACCAGCAACAAATGCTGTGCTAATGTTTACATACAAATTTTGAACAGTTTGAGAAGCAGTAGTTGTTGGTGTAAGCACATCAACAACAGTATTTGCAGTTACACCTGATAATGCTGCTGCTGTGTAAATTGCAGTTCCGTTACCGCTTGCTCCACCTGGGGCTGTATATAAACCAAAATAAACTGTATGCACATCGGCACTAGCGCCTGTTGAAGGTGTTTGAGCGTTAGTAACAACGATTTGTTGCACAGAATAAGTTGATGAGTTAACAATCGGCAGTTTAAAGTCTGCTGCTGCTCCGACTGATACACCTTTCAAACCACAAAGCAAGCGTTCTGCTTGAACTGTAGAAAGATTTGATGGATGAATCGAGCTAGTAATTGCTGGGCCTGGATTAGACATAATCGTTTCCTTTCTTTATCCGTTAGTAATTAAGCTGCAACTCGGCAAGCGAGTTCAGGATAAAGAGGCGCCCAACCATACAGCACATCCACACGAGTAGGAATAGAGTCGTTGTTAATGGTGTATTGACGAACTACACGCATTGACAGACCGATTTCCTTGTCGGATGCACGACCAGCAAAGTGAACACCTTCAGGCAACTCAAGGTCAGCCATAGCCATTGTGTAAGCATTGCGGTGCATAACAATGTTCTGTGGAGAAACCACACCGTTACCGCTTGCATTATATTGCGATGCAAAGAAAGTAACAGCAGCAGAGCTAGATGGACTTGGAATGCTCACATTTTGGAACTGACCAGCAGAGATAATCGCTGGAGAGATAGTTACAGAAACGCTTGAACCTGAAGCCACAGAAACAGCAGATTTCACTACGAATGAACGCAGTTTGTTTGTGCCATAAGCTTGACGGTTTTGTGGGTTAACTGCATATACACCAGCAATAGTAAAGGTGTCACCAGCATTCAAGTTGATTGTGCCTGTGTTAGCAGCAGTCAAAGTGATAGTGGATGTTTGCGCCCAACCGCTTGTCAAAATACCACTAGTAGTGGTCAAGTTAACAGAGGCAGTTACTGTGTTGGTTGAGAAGTTACCAAAAGTTTGTGACACGATGTTTTGGTCAAGCTTCCAGTTCATACCGCCTGAATCACGACCCATTAAACCTTTGGTGTATTGGGAAGAAATTTCGGCTGTTGGGTTGAACAGACCTTTCAAGCTATCAACGATTGAAGCTGAAGTGAATGGCTCAACGATACAAGAACGGCGACCATCACGAGGAGCGCCTTCAGAATCAAGGTATGCCTGAGCGTTCAAGTATGTCAACAATGAAGTTGGAGGAGTGCCTGCTGTGCCAACGATGTTAGCGGTATTCAAAGCTGCGGTTGTAGTGCCATCAAAGTCAATTTTGTTGGCGATAGCTGCAACTGCTGGCTTCAAAATACGGTCAGAGAACATATCCAAAGACAAAGCGAGGTCTTGCGTTGTGAACTGTGTATCCACATGGAACTGTGTAGACAAAGTTACAGGAACGCTAGTTTCGTTCAAATCTTCGACATTCAGGGCTGGCCCTGTTGTCCCTATGAAGCGTCCAGGTCTCATTCTGTTGCTTTCAGCTTTCGCTTACTGACCATCTTTCGATGGCGGTTCGAGTTCTTCGACTCAAACTCAGAGCTTTCTTTTGTTATGGCTCTGTTCAGACTATCGCATCACCTTTCGGTGGTTTCTCACTTAGTCGTTCACGCTGCTTTCGCTTGCGCCCTGTCGGCTACTTCTAGCCTTCCAAGTCAATCAGAGAAACTTTTATGTCCGCACACCTGTTCAATTTACGGACATTGACTGTAGCGCCAATTTTGGCTCCTCAAAACCACAGTCAAACTGAGGCAGGATTAATTTACCACAGCAAATTGGTCATCATAATTACGGTCTACTTCAGAAGTAAAGGTTAATTCGTTCTCCAAAACCATCAACGCTTCGTTGGTGATTTTGGAAATAGTTAGCAAGGTATTTGCCATTTTAATTCTCCAAAAAAATTAGGTTTTATCTAACCTTACCAGCCTGTCTAGCAGCTTTCCATTGGGCATAAGTTCCGTAAAATTCACCATTGGTGTCTACAAGAACATCTGCACCAGCTTTGCCACCAGTTAAAGGACTGATAGGGTCAGGCGCTTTACTACTTTGAACAGTTTCCCTAATCTTTTCCGCTTTAGGCTTTTTCTCAGCCTTCGCTTCCAATTTAGCCTCTAGTTTGCCAATTTCCTTAAGCGCTTTTACAGAATCCATCTCTGCAATCTTTGTCGCATATTCCTCATCGGATGCCAACTCATATAGGATTTCTGCTCCTATATCGCTTTCTAAAATAGCTTTTTTAATCTCATCGCTAACAACCACAGTAGATGATTGAACAATGCGGTCAAAATCGTCTAATTTAGAACGAGCTTGCTCAAGTTTTTGATTCCAAGCTTCTGCTCGCTTGGTTTCAGCCTCTTGTGCTTTTCGTTGTGCTTCCTCTGCATCCCTACGCAACAAAGCTTGTTCAGCAGACCATTCTGCCAATGCCTCCGCATATTGGTAAGCATCGTCAAACTGCTCTGCTCTAGGCTTACCATCACCGACAGGCTTTTGTTCCTGCACAGGCTCAGGGTTTGCCCTAGCTCTTAATTCATTAAGCTCTTTTTCAAGTTGGGCAGCTTTAGCCTCTGCATCTTTGGCTCTTTTGCTTACCTTGTCAAAGCGCTTATTTAGCTTCTCTTTCGACTTTTCAGGGTCTTGCTCTTTAGCTTCTTCCTTTGCTTCTGGCTCACTCTGCTCAGATTGCGCTGGCTCTGTCGTTTCGACAGCCTCAGTTGGCGGTTCTGAATCAGCTAAACCTAATCTTTCTGCATAAAAGGTTGCTGCTGTTTCACTTGTTACTATACTTTCTGCTCCGGCCATGATTTCTCAAGCTCCCAAGTTGGTTTAAAAATACTACTAAAAATAAATATTGTCTATTTATTTTCCTCCGATTTTGTTTCTGATTTCAAAGCTTTTTTAGCTTCCTTCAATAGCTTTGATTGCTCTTTGATTTGTCCTTTGTCCAAACCTTGAAATGGGTTCTTCACTTCAGGCTCATATTTCTTGCCTGCTCTACGAGCCATTTCCTTCATTTTCCATTCAATTACATTGTCACCAGTTACTGTAGGCATATTTCCTCCGATTAAATTCCACGCTCTACTGCTTCTTCCATTGCTGCTCTTTCGGTTCTTAAGTCTAATTGAGCCATTACTAGAGCTAATTGTGCCTTCATTTGCTCAATTTCTAGCTGAGTTTGAGTCTTAATAACGGTGTCATGAGCTTGGGTATCCGTTCTAAGCGCAGTATCTTCACGCTTAACTTGCAAACGCATTGCCTCACGCTGAGTTTCAGCTTCCTGAACTTGTTGCTGAACGGTCGCTCTGTATTTTTTATCCATTTGTTCAGCTTGAATTTGCTGTTGCAACTGCATAATAGTCGCTTGAGCTTGTTTAAGCTGCATCTGAACTTGTGGAGGAACATCGGATTTCTCATCAATCTGAGCTAAAGGATTAGCAGCAGCTAGGCGGTCAGCAATAATGTCAGCACCTGGGAAGTCCATATTTCTAAAGATTAAATCGCCAGCTTGTTGCATCAAATTAGGGTCAGCAGGCAATAAAGCCATCATGTTTTCGACTGCTTCTTGGCGCTTGCTTGAATAGCCAGGGCCTGTTTCCATCACAATGTCATATTCACCGACTGTTACATCGTTTAGCACTTCATAAGTCTGTTTTTCTTCGTTAAAAGTGCGCTGATTTAGCGTTACCAACTCACCTTTACCATCAGCGCCAATAATGCGTAAAACTCGTTCTTCGCTGTAAATATGAGGAATAAGGTCTAAGCAAATACGACCACATTGACGAATAGAACGAGTCAAATTGTCGTAATAATGGAAATTAGTCATGTCCGTTTGGACTTGCATTCCATTGATGGCTTTGCCTGACATATTGCCAGTTGGCAGTTGAGTAGGGTCGTAAATACCGACTACTGCCTTCAAATCCTGATTTAAGCCTTCAAGAGCTGTAACCATTCCTGTTGGAGGTGGTTCAGGCTGAATACGAGTAGGAACTGGCGCTGGATTGCCTTCAGAGTCACGCTGCTTGTAACGCAATACAGGCATTGACTTAATGTTTGCCTGATTCCATTCCATTTCATGACCTTCATCTTGTCCTTCAGCCAATAGGAATTTAGCTTTAGGAGCAAGAGCAACCGATTCAGTAAGCGCTGTTGACCAAAAGTTATACATACGCTGAGGGTCTTTTGCCATTCTTGTAAGACCAAAACGCTTCTTTTTGCTATCAACAATGAGGGTTTGACCATAGCAAGGAATTACAGGAATAAATCTGCCAATCCAATCTTTTGGCCCTTCTAAAACTTGCATTCCTGTCATCTTGCACCAGCGAATTTGCTTTTTAATGGTTTTACGCTTGGAAACGACATAAACACCAGCATCTTGCATCATGATTTCAGAAGGCTTTTCATCCTCATAGCAAGTTGTGCCATCGGATAAAAGGTAAAGAGT